ACGATTTCTTCGACCTTCCCCCAAACCTCTCCGCGAAGTATCTTCTCCTGTTCCTTGAGCGCTTCCGCGTTAGAACCATTGAATAACTCGCCGTTAAGGCCGGTCATCTCATAGATCGACTTATAAGCTTTTGATAAGACCTCGTTTTCACGAGAATCTTGTTCTTGTAACGGATGAACCGTTATATCACCAATAGTAGTGATAAGTCTTGTATGACTTGCACTCTTAGTGATCGCTGCAACTTTTTGATGCAACGCCTGCATCTCAGGGACTTCGAACAAAAGTTTATCCTGATAAGTAGGTAATTTATGTACCAGAACATTTTCTATCTGGTTGTTTGACTTATCCAATTCATTAATTGCATAAGTTTGATAATTAAGTATGCCGCCGTAAACATATAAGAAAGTAGGAATTCCTTTTGCATTGCACATGATGGCGCTGCTATGCGCAGGATCGAGAATTTGTCATTTCTGCTTAGTATCTTTCTTATAGGTGTTGTATCCCTTAGCCATCTCTTCAGGGAAACCGGTTTTAAGTAATTCTTTAATTTGATTTGCGTTTAATCCGAGAGAATCGAAATAAGCGTAATTAAACATAATAACTTTCGTACCAACGGTTGTCTCTCCGACTTTGCGGCAAAACTTCCAAGGTAAAATTATTAAACAAATAGCATTAGCAGTTTTATCATAATACGAAGTTACGTAAGCACATCCTTCAACGTAAAGAGCCGTTAAAATTTGCGGCATCTTCACCTCTAAGTTAAGTCCATCAGCTAATTCAAGCATTTCGCAATACATCTTATGGTATTGATCTGCTGGAATTTGCTTATCGACTTTAAGTTTTTGCGGCACTACAACATAGCGCCATAAAAATGAGTTAACGTAAGTATTAATTAAAGCTTGATATATACGATTTGTCGCATATAACTTTTCGGACTCTTTTACGAGTTCATCTTTATTTGTATCTGCAGTTGAAAGAGCTTCAAGAATTTCAGAAAAATTGGCGTAGTCCGACGCTTCATAGCCTTTTTCACTATCACGTCTATTGGATACGTCGAAGCCATCCGAATATAAACCAGCTCCTTTAAGGTCGCTCAAACGAGTTGCCTTAAAGTTTTTAATTTGTGGTTTTTCTTCCATTAAACTCTTATCCTCTTAATGCTATTTTCACTTTATCATTAAAATGAAATCGCCATCCAATTTGTTCCTGGCAAAAGCAAAACAATAATTAATCTATCATTACCGCAGACATCAAACGGTTTCCTTCGCGATTATGCAATCTTCCGTAATAAGGAATTTCTATTTGCTGATTAACTCCATAAACAAGATATTCGCAAGCGGAGAAAAAGTCTTTCTGTATCTTAGCATTGCGACGAGTTATTTGCATTGATTGATTAATTTTGTCGCTAGTATCTACAATATTAAGATTTTTAAATTCTTCTTCTGCTAAATCCATTGTACGATAAATATTTAAAACATTTTCTTTCTTTGCTTGAGAAAGGCGATTAAATGTAGCATTTTTAGAATATAAATCTACTGCTTCGTTTAGACGAATTGGGAAAGTAATTGATCCGGTACTCATACGCGCAAAGAAAAGATGGTGTATTGTTCCAGCTTTTGCGCCGCCAGCCTTAACCTCATAAACAATTGTTTTATCGTCTGGATAGCGAATAACATCGTTTTCTGCAGTGTCTGGAGGATTAATAATGCCTAATCCAGAAAGTGGCAATCCGGCATCATCAATAGTTTGTTTGTTGAGCCAATCGCGCATTGACGCGCCGACACCATTAGCATCGTAAACGAGTAGCTTAGCATCATATCTATTAATATATGCTTTCAACTCGTTGGTTACCTGCATATAATCTGTACTCTTTATTGAGAACATATTTACAAAACGATACTTAAAATAATTCTGCCCAGGAGTAATACGCGCGATTACGACCGCAGTCTGCGCATTTCCATCCTTAGCCATATCTACGCCAATTGCATAAAAGCTATCACTATCAGATTTCAACATATTCTTTAAATCAACGCTCTTAACTTTTCTAAGATTCATAAGGGTGTCTGCTTTGAAGGCCGCGCCAACGGGAGCATTACTCCAATGAGACATATATTCACGCTCAAAACTATCTCTGCTATAAGAAGGATCGTTAAGTTTATCTTTAACTTCACTCTCGCTGACAAGATGATGGTACATAGGCAATCTATAGTCGCCGCTTAAAAAGATATATTTATCTGGTTCAAAAACAGATTGCGCAATAGTTGCAAGCAATTTATCATATGCAAAAGTTCCTTGATAACCAGCAGTAGTAACAAAAATCTTTTGTGCTTGTGGTTCATTGGGATTAATAACGCCCATTAAAGTTGCACGATCTTTGCTCAACATAGGAAGAGCTACTTCAGATACAAATACTGGATCTTGCTCAATAATTTCCTCGAAATCCATACTGTTTCGGCGTAATCCACGATCAGTCGCAACGTCCATTCAAGAACCACTTTTAAAAGTGAACTTGGCATAGTCTTGTCCCGCCGCATAAGCATCAAGCAATTTCCCGCCAACACGACGTTTTTGCATTTCATTTGCAAGGAGTGGGAATTTTACCCATAAGTCGTCAATAACCTTTTCTTTTGCAATTTGAGCTGCTTGTTTACGCGTTCCAGCCATAATACCCGTTGCGTAATGAGGAGTAAGCATTGCTTGAATATTCTTTTCTAAGAAACCTAAAAATGATTTAGAGGTACCACGAGAAAAAACAAAGTATCCTTGCGTATAACGCGCCATACAGCGAATAATTATACGCTGAAAAGGATATAAATGGAAAGAAGATTTCTTAGGAGTCATGAAATCAGCTAAAAGATCCGGATAGCAGAGTCATTGATTAATGATTCTTCCTCATCCTTCCATGTTATTAATAATGCTTTGTTTCGTGACAAAACCAGTTGATTGATGTTCGTTTTCTTGTAAGAAATCAACCAAATCCTTTATTTCAGGATCTAGAGTTTCGTCATCACTATCGTTTATTAGATTCATTTCCAAAATCCTGTTTAGTTATATCTTCATCCGATTCATCAGGTATGTCTTCAGGAGTACCCATGTATTCTTCTTGTAAATCTTGAATCGAAGTTTGCGAAGTAGCTTTATTGTTTAATTCTTGTTCTTGATTGCTATTATATTTATCCGCAATTTGCTGAACTAGTTGTCCAAGTCCAGTCGCATTTAATATTGTATAGCGGTTGCTTTCTTGAATGTTATGAATAGCCATATCAATAGCATCTTTTTCTTCGCCATGATAATAAGGCATAACAAAACCATTAGCTTCAAGTGTTTCCGCAACTTCTGCGAGAGTTGTAATATCATCCGTTTTAGTCTTTTCAATCATTTCACTAAGTTGTGCTGTCGCGGCAAGAGTCTTGTAAGTTGATGCAAGATTTTTAAGTTCCGTGCTATCTTTAAGAGTGATAGCATTATCCATGTCTGCCATTACTTTAAGTAATGTGCGCAAAGATTCACGCTGCAAAGGATTAACAATATTATTTGCTTGGATTGAACGGATATATAAACTATCGAGTTTTATAAGTTCTTCGAAAGAATATTGCGATCCTCAGGTTAAACGTTGACGATCTGTGTAGGATTCTTTAAGCGGCGCAATCTTATTAAGGATTTCGCTAAAACGACGCATACGATCCCATTCTTGATTAGCTTTTTCTCAAACTTCGTCAGTCGTCGGGTCGGCAAAAGCTGGTTTCTCACCATCACCATATTGTGCGGCCATATACTCGCGGAAAACTTTTTCCTTGAGAGCTCCTGCCATTTTAATCCATAACGTTGGATCAAATGGTATATTATATGTGCGGCAAAATTTGTTGGCATCCTGCAAATTATCATATTTTAGATTTTTCTGGACGCATCTAAAACATATCGGTTGAGCCAATACATTATTAGTTGCGACCATCTCGCCCATTTCGCCGCAAACAGGGCATTTAGCAATTTTAAATTTCAAGGATTTATCTCCTTATTCAGACTTAACTTACATTGGAAATGCATACAAATCCAATCTAGCTAGTAGATATTCAGTATTAAAATATATTAGTTCTTATTTTTGTACAATGTGCATAAATCCTATATAATATATCATAGAACAAAGGAATGATTGTTCTAGCAAGCCAATCAGATTTCACATTCCAACCCTCCTCCTTTGCAGAGAAATCTGATTCCGCGTCGACTTTTGTTTAATCGCAACTAATAGTTCAATATAATTAGTAATTATGATACCATCTTTTCCAGAAACGTATTTCTATTACTTTGTGACTACATTAATGTAGGCGTTAATAATCGCCGCAGTAATTGGTCCAATAGCAATAGGAATTACATTCGGTGTCGTTTTTGGTTATAACTGGCTCTATCTTTGTCTCTTATCTTTAGTTACTATTCCTCTCTGCAGAACTATTTTTGTTTTCAACAAAATTAAAGACAATAATAATGTAGAAGAAAGTGGAACTGAAGAAGACGACGGTAGCAACGACCAGGAGTAGCCGAAAATGTGTGAAAGATACGCGCTAGTAAGTAGTCAGAGTGGGGTGCCAGCGCGTTTTTTTATCTTCGATACTTATGATCCAATTTTTAAAAAATACGGATTCTGTCAAAATGTAGACGGCGGTTTAAATTGATTAATATTAGATAAAAATAAACCAGAAGATAAATGCTATTTAATTGTAAGAAATGGCCGCAGTCCGGAAGATTTAATTGCATCTCTTGGATTATCGCAATTTTTCATACAATTTAAAAATGATAGCAGCATGTACGCGGTTAATACCTATAATAAAGAAAAGCATTTGGCTACTATTGAATTTGCCGGTTCCGCGTTAGACGTAAATTTAGATAAAGAATTCATTTCTGCTATTTGAATTAAAGAACCTTATACTTTTTTGCATCCTAACAATAACAATGAAATGGAGCGCATGACAAAACTTATGATTTTTAACTATGCCCCGGTAGTTGCGCAACGCGGCAGCATTGTTAAACCTTGGAATTGAAGTCCTGCCATTAATCCCTGGAATTGGTCTATTCTAAAAAAGTAAGACCCGCTATTTTTTGCCGCAGTTCTCCCCTCCAGCAATCTGTGCTAGAGAGGCTTTTTCTTTATTCGTA